ATTTATGAAAGACGAGAAGAAGGCCCATTTCTCCGAATCCGAAAGGCAGAAACAAGCGGAAGCGGCGATACAGGAATACGAGGCACTAGAGGCGAAGCTGGAAAAGCTCCGCAACGGACGGCCCAGACTGGAGCTGACCGAGGACGAACTGGCGGCACGGTGGCGCAACCTGATGCGCCATCGTCGGTTTCAGGACGACGTTTAACACCGGGACAGGTCGCTACCCAATACACGGAAGCTGAATTCGGTACGCCGTATAAATTGCCAGAAACCCCGCCGAGCAGCCTGCAAAAACAAGCTCCGATTGGTCGAGTTTTTTTAGAAGCAACAAAAGAATCACCGCAATATAAAGCCGCTACGCTTAAATCGTATGAGCGCGTCATGCCGGACGTATTGCAGAAAGCCAAAATTAAAAGCTACGACGATTTGTTAGAAAAATCCTATTTTCAACTTGCGAAAGAAGTTAAATCGCAGTTCGATGCGTTGCCGATATCCATGTCGTACTACCGTGGAAGCGAAGGCGGATATAAAAGCAGCAAGGAGCTTTTTGCAGATATTGACAAGCGCGGCCATATGTTTGTCTACCGGGGCGGCGACCCGCACGACTTTTTAGGCAAAATCGACCCCGACACCGGGCTTTCGTATAACGAAATGTTTCGTGCCGTTCACGATTATTTCGGCCATGCCGTACACCGCAATCAGTTTGGCCCGGTTGGTGAGGAAACCGCATGGGCAGCGCACAGCCAGATGTTTAGCCCGCTGGCCCGCATTGCAATGAGCAGCGAAACTCGCGGTCAAAACAGCCTCGTCAATTACTCGCCGCTTAACGCTCGTTTGAAAGCAAAAATTCTTAACGCGGAACGAGATATTGCAGAAGCCGAAAAATACGGGTATGACCCCGACACGATTAAAACTTTACGCGAGACGCGGCAAAAGCTGTTTAACGCTTTTGAATATGCCCCGCAAAAATCGGTCGTTTTGCCTGCCGAAATGCTCCAGATTGACTACATGGGGGCCATGCCATCTGGCTTTGAAAGGCTGATATTGCCTGACCCCGGCACCGCTACCTCGTTGCCGTTGACGCATTACAGTCAAAGCGCCTCGCTGACGCAGACAGACCCAACCCGTTACGGCACCGGCATCAAAGGGCAGGAAGCAGCCCGATTGCGCGAAGCACCAGATGTGCGCGAGCGCACTTACTTTTACACCGGCAAACCCGGCTCGGTACGACCCGAGGCAGGGCTAGGCCCGAACATATACACCGCGCAAGGCGAAAATCTTTATAACATGAGGCGTGATCCAGCCGAACTCGGGATACTCGCTGATGTCGTGAATACCACCTCACCGCTGGCTCGCATGAACCCCGGTAGCATTGATGACTTTCAACGCGCTAACGACTTTGAGCGTTTAATGCGAGCTTATGGCTATAGCGGGTATTACAGCCCGGAGGCCAAGGTCGCTACGGTGTTTGAACCCATGAATGTCAAACTGGCTCGGGCTTTACGCCGTTAACTCTTTAACTATTGTTTCAACTGTGCATAAATAACCTATGGCACGCCCGAAAGGATCACCAAACAAAGCCACCGCAGAGGCACGCGAGGCCATAGCCCGTTTAGTAGACGGCAATGCACACCGCCTCAACATTTGGCTAGACGAAATCTACGAGACGAAAGGGCCAGAGGCGGCATGGAAGTGCATGATGGATGTGGTGGAGTACCATGTCCCGAAACTCGCCCGTATTGAGACGACCGGCAAGGACGGCGGCCCACAGGAGTGGGTGATACGGTGGGGTCAACCCAAGTGAAAGAGGTAGACTTGCCGTACAACCCTCGGCACGCCTTCCTGCCTTTCCATGACCGAACGAAGCGATGGGGCTGCTTGGTCGCGCACAGACGCGCTGGCAAGACGGTCGCAGCCGTTAACGACATCATCCGCGCCGCCATCATGTACCAAGGCCCGAACGGGCTATTCGGTTACGTTGCCCCGTACATGAACCAAGCGCGACGGATCGCATGGGACTACTTTAAGTATTACGCCCAACCTCTGACGCAGGACGCAAACGAAAGCCAGATGACGCTGACCCTTGTGAATGGGGTCAAGATCAGCCTGTTCGGAGCCGACAACGCAGATGCGATGCGTGGCCTTGGGTTCTCGGGCGTTTACTTGGACGAGTACGGCGACTTCAAGCCCAGCGTATTCGGGAACGTCATTCGCCCGGCCCTGTCAGACAAACAAGGGTGGGCGGTGTTCGCGGGTACGCCAAAGGGCAAAAACCAGTTTTGGGAAATCTACGAAACCGCCCAGCGAAACCCTGACGATTGGTTCCTGCTGCGCCTTCCTGCGAGTCAGTCCGGCTTACTCCCGCCATCGGAGTTAGCCACCGCGAAGGCGCAATTGACCGAGGATCAGTACCTACAGGAGTACGAATGCTCTTTTGAAGCAGCCATCCTCGGTGCTTTTTTTGGAACCGAAATGCGTGAGGCGGCAGATCAGGGCCGCATCACCGACAAGGTGGAGTACGACCCCGAGTTCCCTGTCCATACGGCATGGGACTTGGGCTACCGCGACGACACGGCAATCTGGTGGTATCAGGTCATTGGGCGGGAAATCCGCGTCATAGACTTCTACGCCATCTCGGGTGCTGACATCCACGCCATAGCCGAGGTCGTTGCCAAGAAACGCTACCGCTACGGCAAGCACCACCTACCGCATGACGCACGCGCCAAGTCCTTGCAGACAGGCAAAAGCATCGTGGAGCAACTCGCTGACGCTCTCGGCTTTGCCAAACTCAGCATCGTCCCTGACATCGGCGTACAGGACGGCATTCAAGCGGTGCGCCAGATGCTTCCCCGCGTGTGGTTTAACTCTGTGAAGTGCGCCGAGGGGTTAGAGGCTTTACGTCAGTACCAACGTGAGTATGATGAGGACAGAAAGGCATTCCGGGCTTCACCCCGACATGATTGGACTTCACACCCGAGCGATGCCTTTCGCATGATGGCCGTAGCGTGGCGACAAGAGCCGACAGTTGCCGCGCTGCCAGAGAGTAAGACTTTGATCGTCGGCCCACAGAACCAAGTGTCGCTCAACGATATGTGGGCGGCACATGACAGACAGTCGCCCCGGAGGGCAAGAATATGAGCGGAGTACCCTATCCCTACGCCTACCCCTACGTTGCGGTAGCCGCCACCTCTACGACCACGTTGACCGCTCCGGGCGGCTATGTGCAGCGTGCGTTGGTGGTTGTGACCACGGCAACGGAAGGCACGGCGAAACTCGCTGACGGTAGCACGACCTTGTTTGAACTCCCTGCCGACGTAGGCAAGGGCGTTTACAACATTGAGTTGAACACCCGCATCAACGGCAACCTCGTCGCAACGTGCAGCGGTAACTCGCGCATGACGTTGGTTGGCCTGTTCACGGCGAACCCGTAATGAACAAGCCGGGTCTGTACGCCAACATCTTGGCTAAACAGGAACGACAGGCTCGGCAACGCGCTGAAGGTCGTCCGGTTGAGCGCACCCGCAAGCCGGGTGAGGCTGGCGCACCCACAGCAGAAGCGTTCCGTCAAAGCGCAAAGACGGCGAAAAACGCATGAGCGCAGCGTGGCAGCGTAGCGAGGGCAAGAACCCGAAAGGCGGTCTAAACGCCAAGGGTCGCGCCTCGTATAAAGCCGAGACAGGCGGGACGCTCAAGCCTCCCGTTAAGTCAGGCGACAATCCGCGCCGCGCATCGTTCCTTGCTCGTATGGCTGGCGTAGGTGGCCCAATGGAAAAAGACGGCAAGCCCACTCGCCTCGCCCTCGCGTTAAGAGCGTGGGGCGCATCCAGCAAGGAAGATGCAAGAGCCAAGGCACGCGCTATCTCCGAACGGAATGAAGGTAAAGCCTAATGGAACAGCCCGTTAGCCAAGAACTAGAGAAGTATCTGCGCGTCATCGGGCAGTACGACAACGAGTTTGCCAAGTGGCAAGCGCGTACCAAGAAACTGATTAAGCGTTACCGCGACGACACCCGCGGGCAAACGGGTAACGAGACGGCAAAGTTCAACATCTTGTGGTCAAACGTCCAAACGTTGATTCCCGCCGTCTACGCCAAACTTCCTAAAGCCGACATCACCCGCCGCTTTGGTGACAACGACCGCGTGGGTCGGGTCGCGGCAAGCCTCATTGAGCGTGCCGTAGACTTTGAGATTGAGCATTACCCCGACTTTCGCTCAACGATGAAGTATTGCGTGGAGGATCGGTTCTTGGGCGGTCGCGGTGTGGCATGGGTGCGCTATGAACCGCACGTTAAGCCCATCGGCATAGAGGACGACGGCGTACAGATCACCGAGGACATTGAGCGGGGCGAAGGCGCACCCCCTGACCTTGAGGAAGTGGATTACGAGTGTGCGCCCGTGGATTACGTCCATTGGAAGGACTTTGGACACGCACAGGCTCGTACATGGGAAGAAGTGACTTGCGTATGGCGTTGGGTCTACATGACCAAGGAAGCCCTCGCAGAACGCTTTGGCGAGGAGATGGCGCGTAAGATTCCGACCGACCAAGGCCCGGATCAATTAAACGCCTACCGCGACAGCAAGCGTCAGAGCAACCTCGCCAAGATATGCGAGTTGTGGGACAAGGAGACGCTGAAGGTCTACTGGTTTACCAAGGGTATGCCACAGGTCATTGATGTACGCGATGACCCGCTTGGGCTGGAAGGGTTCTATCCCTGCCCGAAGCCGCTGTACGCGACGACGACCTCGGACAACCTCGTACCTGTCCCCGACTTCGTGTTGTACCAAGATCAGGCGATGGAGTTGGACATCCTATCCGACCGCATTGATGGCTTGGTCAAGGCGCTGCGCGTTCGTGGCGTATACGACAGCAGCCAACCCGCGCTGCAACGCCTGATGACCGAGGGCGACAACAACGCCCTGATTCCGGTAGACAAATGGCAAGCGTTTAGCGAGAAGGGTGGACTGAAGGGCAGCATTGACTTGCTCCCGCTAGACACTCTCGCCGCTGCGTTGATCCAATGCTATCAGGCACGCGCTGACATCAAGGGTCAGATATACGAGATTACGGGCATTGCCGACATTATCCGTGGGCAGTCTGCCGCCTCCGAGACGGCAACCGCGCAGCAGATCAAGGGTCAGTACGCAGGACTGCGCCTCCGCTCCATGCAAGAGGACGTTGCCCTCTTTGCGACCGAGGTAATACGCCTCAAGTCGCAGATCATGTGTACGAAGTACCAGCCCAAGACGATCTTGGAGTACGCGGCAGCACAGCAGATGAGTGAGGCCGACCAAGCCCTCATCCCCCAAGCCCTGCAACTGATTCAGAACAAGCCGCTACGCAACTTCCGCATAGACATCGCCGCTGACTCGCTCGTGCAGATTGACGAGATGCAGAACAAGCGTGACCGGCTGGAGTTTATCCAAGCGTTCGGTGGCTTCTTGCAACAGGCATTGCCCGTGGGTCAGAACGCCCCCGAGATGGTTCCCGTCATGGTTGACCTCCTCAAGTTTGGCGTACAGGCGTTTAAGACGGCGCGTCCGCTTGAGGGTGCGCTGGATCAGGCGTTGGAGCAGATGAAACAAAGCGCAGCGCAGCCGAAGGGCAACCCAGAGGCCGAAGCGATGCAAGCGCAAGCACAGGCTGATATGCAGAAAAGCCAGATGGAGATGCAAGCCGACTCTGCCAAGATGCAAGCGCAGATGCAGTTGGAACAGGCCAAGTTGCAACAAGAGGCGGCATTGGAGCAGCAGCGGCAGCAGTTTGAAGCGCAGATCAAGGCGCAGGAACTTGCCCAGAAAGAGCAGATGGAACGCTTCAAGGCCGAACTGGACGCTGCCACAAAGATCATGGTGGCGCGTATCGCTGCCAACCCCGGTCTGGACATCCCGCTCTTGGAAGCGCAGCAAGCGACGACCGAGCGCGTGGTGCAGGACATGGGAGCCGAGGTCAAGGCGGCAATGGATCGCCTCGGCGTATTGTACGAGAACCTTGCCAACGCGCAGACGCAGGGCATGGACGGCATTCGCTCGGCTCTGACCACGCTGACTGCTCCGAAGCGCATTATTCGCGGCCCAGACGGGCGTGCGGTGGGCGTAGAGGCGGTGCAGCAGACGTTGGAGTTTGCCCCTGAGATGAGGCCGCAGTAATGGCGACGATCACGACAACCCGTGGCGAAATGGACGAGGCCAACCTGACGAAAAAGGAAGGCGCAATTGAAACCGACCACGAGTTTACAAAGTGGGTGGAGTATTGGATTGACGAGGAACTTGTCCACAGGTCAGTCCACGTTCATCTAAAGCAAACGCCTACGTTATTCCCAGAATTGGAGAAGTTCTAATGGCTAACACCCAAGCAATGTGTACCTCGTTCAAGGTAGAAATCCTTGGCGGCGTTCACGCAATCGGCACCCCGCCGACCCGTGGCACGACGGCAAAGGATACGTTCAAAGCCGCGCTGTTTGAGGACACCGCAACGCTGGATGCCAGCACAACCACCTACAGCAGCAGCGGCGAGGTGTCCGGTGCGGGGTACAGCGCGGGTGGCATTTCGGTCAGCAACGCGACTGCGCCGACCTCAACGGGAACGACGGCGTATTGGACTCCCTCTGCCTCGCTGACCTATTCCAACGTCACGCTCACTACGCCCTTTGACGCTGTGCTGATTTACAACAGCACGCAGGGCGATAAGGCCGTGGCGGTGTATACGTTCGGTAGCCAGACGGTGACCAGCGGCACATTCATTCTCACGATGCCGACTAACGATGCCTCTACGGGCCTCTTGCGGATCGCGTGATGAGTCGTGGCGAAAGGGCCGTGGAACACAGGTACTTGGGATGATGCCGAATGGGATAGCCTCCCTGTTACGTCAACGTCGGCTACGGGCGGCGTTGGCAATCTCGGGCATTCTCGCTCAAACGCTCTTTTGGGTGAGGGCGCGACTGGCGATACGGGAACGCTTGCAGACAGCATCACAAAGGCTATTAGCGGTGTTTCCGCAACGTCGGATGTGGGAAGCGTATCCGATAGCATCCAAGTCGGACTCTCTGGTGTCTACGCCCAAGGGCTTGTCGGTGACGAAAGCGAAAGCATTATCGTCCCGGCGAGTGGTGTTGAAGCGCAAGGCGAAGTTGGTGACCTCAACCGTCAAGTCACCGTGGCACTTTTCGGTGCAGCGGCTACGGGAGATGTCGGTTCAGTCAGCGACGGAATCACCGATAGTCTCTTGGGTGTCGCCGCGTCAACCGACGTTGGAACGCTCACCCCCGTCATCCAGCCGCCGAGCATCATCGTTGATTCGCACGAAGGCGACAAAGGCAAAAAGCGTCAAAAGCGTTGGGACGAAGAAAGGGAAGCAAGGGAGAGGCGCAAAAGGGAACTAATTGACGTTTATGAGCAGTTGGTGGAGGGCAAACCCGCTGTCGCAGCGGCAATTGTTAAGCCCTACGTCAATAAATTGACACCCCGTGCTGCTGAACCGTCAATAGATTGGAATAAGTTGATTGGAGACGTAGAGCGGGTACAAGCCCTCTACCGCGAATATCAGGAAATGGACGACGAGGACGTATTGTTGCTGCTATGAAACGGACGTATGTGTACATCAACGGTGAGTTTGTAGAGAAGAAACGCGATGAAAAAGGGCGTTATCACTACATTTTCCCTGACTTTAAGCCGTACAAGTCTATGATTGACGGCAGAACCATCACATCCCGTGAGCAGCACCGTCGCCACCTCAAGGCTAACAACTGCATTGAGGTCGGCAACGACGATCCGCTCAAGCATGGCCCCAAAGGGCAACCCAAGAACGAACGGCTAGAGGTGCTGAAGTACCAGTTAGCCAACATGACGCACCAAGAGGCTAACCAAGTCCTCGCTAAACTGCGTGATGACCTCCGTTTTACCCGAAACCCCACAGGAAATAGGTGACAACGATGGAAAATACCGAAACTACCCCGGCAACCCCGGACGTTGAGGTTGCAGACCGCAAGGATTTGCTTGCCCAACAGTTTGAGGCGGCAGAGCGCGGTGATGACGTAACCCCGTCAGGGCGTGACGAGCGTGGGCGGTTTGCCAGCACGCAAAAAGCCGCCGAACCGCAAGAACCCGCCGAAGAACCCGTTTGGATGAAGCCCCCGGCATCGTGGAAAAAGGACTATCACGATGTTTGGCTCTCGGCTGACCCCAAGATGCGCGAGTACGCCTATCAGCGCGAAGAACAGATGCGAAAAGGCGTAGAGCCGTTGCTATCCAAGGCGCAGTTTGCCGATTCAATGAATCAGGCTCTTGAGCCGTATATGCAGACGATCCAAGGACTCGGGCTAAAACCCGAGCAAGCGGTCGCTGCGCTGGCTCAAGCCGATTACACGCTACGCAATTCCCCGCCCGACCAGCGCGTGGCGTACCTTCACAACCTTGCTGCCCAATACGGTGTAAACCTTGGGCAGTTCCCGCAAGCCGTACCGCAACAGTCGGTTGATCCGGTCGTTTGGCAGTTGCAGAACGAACTGAACAACGTGCGCGGTGAGGTGATGGGCTGGAAACAGCAGCAGGAGATGGCGCAGAACCAACAACTGCTGTCAGAGATTAACGATTTCTCGGGTAAAGCCGAGCATTTTGAGGAAGCGCGTCCGACGATGATCCAATTACTCCAGTCAGGGGTAGCGGAGACATTGGAGGATGCCTATGATAAGGCAATACGTTTAGATTCAGCGTTATTTGACAAGGTGCAATCGGCCCGACAGGCAGAGATTGTGGCAAAGCAGAATGCTGATAAGAACCGAGCGGCGAAAGCGGCTCGGGCGGCTGCGGTCAGCGTCAGAGGTTCTACACCCGGAACCAACACGGCTCCCAAGGCGCATAGTCGCCGTGCAATGCTTGAGGAAGCATTTGATGAATCAAGCGCACGGTTGTAATCAACTGATATAGGAGCATAG